CAAATCATGTATCAATAATTGAATAATTGTCCAGGCGTGGAAGACTTGAAAAGCTACGGATGAGTCAGGCGTGGTGACTATAAACTACGGATTAGTTAAGCATTGAAACTTTAAACTATGGAGGAATGATTATGTTATTTAAAAAATTTAACTTACAGCTTTTTGCTGATGATGATTCTTCAACAAGTGAAGATGGCAAAAAAAGCGAACAACAAGCTGAAGAACATCAAAATGAAACTAAGAAAGATGAAAAGAAAGGCGAAGGCGAAAAGAAATATACTGATGCTGATCTAAACAGCATAATTGATAAGAAATTCGCCGAATGGCAAAAAAAGAAGGAAAAAGAAGTAGATGAAGCCAAAAAACTTGCAGAAATGAATGCAACAGAAAAGGCTGAATATGAACGTGATAAGCTTCAGAAGCAGCTTGATGAAATGATGAAGGAAAAGAGCTTAACTGAGATGACAAAAGTTGCTAGAAAGATGTTGAGTGAAGATGGAATTAATATCACTGATGAACTTTTAGCTAATCTTGTGAGCGATAGCGCAGAAAATACAAAGGAAGCTGTTAAATCATTTATTGAGCTGTTTAAAAGCGCTGTTAATGATGCTGTAAAGGACGCTTTAAAAGGTAAAGCTCCTAAGAATAGCACTGGATCTGATTCGATTACAAAAGAAAAAATCATGAAGGTAAAGGACAGAGCCGAACGACAGAAGCTTATTGCAGAGCATATGGATTTATTTGAAAAATAGGAGGTTATTTGATGAAAAGATTATTTAATTTACAGAAATTCGCTGCTCCTGACAACATGACTGGAAAAGCTCAGATTCAAACAAAAGCCAGAGAAATTGATTTTGTATCAAGCTTTTCTGATAGTTTGCAGGCTTTATTAGATATCATGGGTATTACACGCATGATTAAAAAGGCAAATGGAAGTGCACTTAAGAAAAAAACAGCAGCAGGAGTATTACAGGATGGAAACGTTGCTGAAGGTGATGAAATCCCTCTATCACAGTTTACTGTCAAAGAGGAAACATTCGATACAATTACTATTGAAAAATGGAGAAAATCTACATCTATTGAAGCAATTGCTGAACATGGATATGATAATGCTGTTGCTATGACGGATGAAGAAATGCTTACATTATTGAGAGATGATGTACTTGACAGATTTTATGATTTCATGGCTACAGGTACATTGAAATCAAGCGAAGCAACTTGGCAGATGGCTATTGCTATGTCAATTGGTAGAGTCAAAGACAAGTTTAAAAAGATGAGAAAGAATGCCACTGGTATTGCAGTTTTTGTTAATACATTGGATGTATACAAATATGTTGGTTCATCAAACATTTCAATTCAGACTGCATTTGGTATGGATTATGTTAAAAATTTCATGGGAGCAGATTATATGTTCATTTCTTCTGAAATCCCAGAAGGGACAGTAGAGGCCACAGCTTTGAACAATATGGTTGCTTATTACGTTGATCCAGCTGATTCCGAATTTGCTAAAGCCGGATTAGAGTTCACGACAGATACAGAGACTGGATTTATTGGTGTCCATGCGGAAGGTAACTATACAAGAATGTTATCTGAATTGTATGCTATCATGGGTGTAAGATTATTCGCTGAATACATTGATGCAGTAGCAGTCATTACTGTTGATTCAACTCCCACATTAGGAACATTGACGGTACAATCAGCAGCAGGGACTGAAACAGGAGATACAAAAATTACTGTGACTCCAGCAAAAGAGGATACAAGTCATTTATACAAATATAAAGTGGCTACTGAAGAAACAGAAGTGACTTATGGTCAAAATGTACGTGGATGGACTGCATGGGATGGAGAGTCAGATATTACCGCAGCCACAGGGCAAACAATTACAGTTGTTGAATGTGATGCATCTTATCAGGCACAAGCCAGTGGGTCTGCATCAGTAACTGCAAAGGCCTAATGCAATATGAATGATGCAAGTATTCTTGATAGAGTCAAAACACGTCTTGATTCTACAAGACCGCCAGATGACTTGATTAATGAACTCATACAGACAATCAATGACAGATTATGTATTCGATTGGGTGAAGAAAATCTACCTGAAGTTTTTAACTCGATATGTGTTGATGCAGTCATTAAGGCTGTAAGAAGAATCTATTATGAAGGCATATCATCTGAAAATGTTTCAAATTTATCCACATCTTTTTATGAAGATATTCTTTCCGAATATGCCAATGAGATAAATAGCTTTCTAAAAGGCAAGATTAATTCCAATGGCAATGGAAAGGTTGTGCATTTTTTATGATTTGGAAAAAATGTAAATTATATCAAAATCAAAAAATTGGTATAGATGCACTTAGAAATCCTGTGTATGAAAAAAAGAAAGTTCTTGAAACGATATGCAGATTTACCCCCTGGACAGATTTGCAAATTGCTTTAGAAAATAGAAATGTTACAAAAAACGAACAGCGATTTGTCATACCTGTTCCATTCTGTGAATTTCCAAAATGTAATTTTGCTGAAATTGATGGAATCATGCAGGAAATTACCGAAGTTACATCATTATCACCACGATATACAGCTATATTGGTTAAGGCATATAAGGAGTGAACGTGTTTATGTCAATGTTTAATATTGAAGTCAATAAAACAGAGATTGATGCATTGGAGCAGAAATTGCTTGCACTCAGTAGGGTAAGATTCAATGCTGTTGTCAAGAAACAAGTTACTCAAATGTTGAATACCGCCAGAAGCAGTGGAGGCAGTGGAAGCACGCCGGTTGATACTGGTGAGCTTAGAAAGTCATCAGGGACTTACGGTGATGAGATGGGCTATCTTTCTGAATATGCTCCACATGTAGAATATGGTCATAGAACTGTTGATGGGGACTATGTTCCAGGACAACATTTCCTGAGAGATAATGTGAATATACAGGGAATCATTTTTAAGCAGGATCTTTTAAAAGCTATAAAAAAAGAAGGTGGATAATTATGTACAAGCAGATAGGTTTGGTTGAACTAGTAGCTGCTATACAGAAGAAAATTATAGAAAATACAGGATTTGAGTGTTTTGATCATGTTGATTTGAATACACCAAGTCCTTTTTATTTTGTCGAGGTTGTGGGGAAACGCCCTGCACATTCAAAAACAATGTATCGTGACGTTTTTACTGTATGGATTCATGCAATAGCTCAACCGTCGAATTCATCATTGCAGATTTATGAGATGATTAATCATCTTGAAGAGGCTTTGACAGAAGATATTGTTTTGCCAGATGATTATGAGTTGATTATGCAGACAAATAATGGCATACAGACAATCAAGCAGGATGAAACAAAGGAAAAACATGCTGTATTGTCTTATGAGTTTATGATCTGTTATGGATTCAAGTGTAAGATATAAAATTAATGGAAAAGGAGGACTTTATGAAAAAATTAAATTTGCAGAAATTTGCATTCGACAATAATGCATACTGTGATTTTTCAAGTACCACTGCAAAGGCAGTGGCGGGAAAAGATATTCTTTTATGCATTTATAATATGGATGGAAGTGAACTGTTGGCTATCAGCGGTCAGCAGGGATTAACAATCAATCGTTCGGCAGATAGTATTGAAATTACATCTAAAGATACACAAGGTGGGTGGAAATCTAAAATCGCAGGAATGAAGGAATGGTCCATTGACAATGATGGTATCTATGCGTTGGATGATGAGAGTCATACTGTTCTTTCGCAGGCGTTTGAAAATGGTGATCCTGTTTGTTTGAAAGTTGTTGACGGAAAAAGAAAACGTGGAATGTTTGGAGGATTAGCAGTCATTACAGATTATCCATTGGAGGCACCTTATGATGATTCAATGACATATTCACTGACTTTAGAAGGAATGGGAGCATTGGTTGATCTTTTGGCTAATCCAGTATCACCTGATACAATGCCTCAGGAGTCTGCGTCATTAGAAACATTGACAGCTGTATCTGTTGAAGGAACGACCTCAGGTCAAACAATGATCTA